ACACTGTTTCTTTGGTTTCGAGCATCGAATTAGCAAGATGCTGCGAGTAGATTTTACCCATATCGATGTGATCGCCGTCTTCGATCATCACTTGCGTGAGTGCGAAGGCGAGGCCGTACACCTGATAGATGTACTTAGCCATATAGAGTTCCTGACCCGTATCATAGGAAACAGGCATACCATCCGGCAAGAGCGGGGCAGCACCGAAACCAGACAGCACAGGTTCAAGATGTTGGTTACGTTTAATACCAGTGATTTCGTCAAAGACCATTTTCCACTGGTTTTTACCCATGTCATAAATGCCATCGAATTCCACGTTAAGAATCGGGGAAACAATGTCTTTAAACTGGGTTGAGAGCATTGGAGTTGCCATATGTGATTACTCCTTATACAGCGGTCACAGAGCCAAAATACTGGCTACGTGCGATTACGGTTTCAACGATGGTGTAGGCATCACCCCAAGCATTATCGATACGGCTTGAAAGCCCGATAATGCGCATCTGGCCTTGCACACCCACGCCAACCAGCGTCGTGCTGAGTGCGGTGGTGGATCGGCCTGTGGTGTTACCCGAACCGGGATTGATGAAATCAGCTTCATCGCCAACACTGGTTTGCGCCAGCGAGCCATTGGCCTGCATTTCATAAACAATGCCCGGATCATTCCAGACATAGGCATACATCGGCACGTTCGTTACATACGCGGTGTTGGCATCCCACTTCATCAGCGGGGTCATTAGCGCGGTTGTCGAAGTTGCGCCCTGCCAGCCAGCAAACACGCCATAGAATGCCTGATTGGTGGTAGAAGCGTTGATGGTGCCGTTAGAGTTGAGCGTGACAGGGCCACCATAAAAGATGTCCGTGTTATACGTTGACAGGATGCCGTTAAGCATCGCCATCGGAGGCGGAACGAACTTTCCGTTCAAGTGACGGATAGGGTTCAAACCGAACGGGGTTGCAGTTGCGGTCATAGGAATATCCTATAATAAGGGTTTGGTGAACCCGCTGCAGCCAGCCTAAAATTTAGGAACGGCCACTTTGCGGGCAAGATTATTCAACCCCGATTGATCCGCATCTCCATCCTTGGCAATGATGCTAGCGCCCGTTTTATCTCTGAACTGATCCAGCGTCCGTTGTTTCACAGATGCTTCTTGTTCATAGGGCTGCGTGTGATGCGCATCGGTCATAAGAAGCTGATAATACCGATGAGGAATTTTCATCAGCACTAGCTCGTTATGGCTTACACAGCCTTCAAACTGGCCCGCACGATTGTCAGGAACACCAAAATTTGGCACTTCATCATGCTTTACGAGAACATATCCAAGCCGTTCGCGGGTTTTAATGTTGTCGTGCATGTTGTTGCTGGTTTCTGGTATCCAACAAGTATGGAATCCGGGGATTTCAGGGGGTTTAGGTAAAATATTTCCGCTCTGTTCAGAGCGAAAGCGGCTCAAATATTCATGATCGCTTAGTTCAACTTCACCCATAACTGAGTAATCTTGAGCGGCGATTGAATTTCTCATTTTGTCAGCATGATCAGCCTCGGCATGCGTTCGCATTGCATTCTGTTTATCAACAGGATTAGACGCGGCATTCGGGTTCAGTGGCAAAGTGAGTTTATCAGAAGGTAAACGGGACATTAGCGGACTCCTTTAGCTTTTTGGTTGGCTCGGTAATTGGCGATAGCTGCTTTGCGTTTTGCTGGATTATCCCAGTAACCCGCTTCTTTCAGAGTTTTAACAAACTCTTGGGGCAAATCCCGATCAGTCGAACCTCCGCTTGTTCCTTCACGCCCAGAACCACCGACAGGCGGCGATCCAGACGATTTCGTTTTGGATTTAAAATGCTTCGGCAACCGCTCGCGGAGCCGTTCATTTAATTCATCCCAATATTCTTTATCGGCGGCGTTATAGCCTTCTTTCAACAGGCGATCCCCAATGAGATCGGCAATCTGGCCGTCTTCCGTATCCACATCGAACCACGAATTTTGCCGCGCCCATTCTCTGGCATAGCGAACAGCGCGTGGATCAACAGATTCCTCTTCGGTATCCGCTGAACGTTCCGTTTCCTTGGGTGGTGTAACCGTGGCCTGTTGTTTCTGCTGATTCAGTTGGCCATATTTGGCAAATGCCTGATCACGCACACGCTGCGCCCGATCAAACTTTTCGCCGTCGCCTTCGGTAATCGCTTCCTTCATGATCGCCGCAGCCTGATCATAGGTGCGGGCAAGCTCATTCATTTCGCTTTCCACCGATTTACCGCTTAGGGCAGCTATCGCTTCACGAGCGGCCTTTGCTTCTTCACGGGCCGCTTTAACTTCGTTTTGCAACGCGATGCGTTCTTGCTGAAGCAGCAATTTATCGCGGCGCTGTCGTTCTTTATACGCTTTGCGTTCGCGTTTTCTGCGTTCGCGCTTAGCGTCTGTTTCTTCGGCTTGTTCTTCATCCTCATCGGAATCGCCACCTGTTACAGTGTCGTCACCCGAATCGTTGCTTTGTTCTTTTTCATCACCATCGGCTTCGGTTTCTTTTTCCGCGCCTTCTTCAAGTTCGTCATCATCCAATTCATCGTCCAAATCTTTATCAAGATTTTCTTTCGGCATAATCAATCCAGTCTTTTAGGGTTCAAAGCGCTATGCAGCGCTTATGGGCATTTGCCCAAGGGTTACGCCTGATGCGTAAACAAAAAACCGCGCCGGGTTAGGGCGCGGTAAGTTGAGAAATACAAATGAAGTAAGCACGTCCACTCTACGCTTAATAATAAGCGTAATTCGTTCGGACACTGAGAGGATCACCCTCGATCAATCCGATAATTTCGTAATCCTTGAACGTCTTGAAGAATATTTTTTCTTCCTGACCGTTGATTTTAACCGCTATCCAGTGATTGTCCCCGCCATGCAACGGAACGCGCACATAATCACCTACGCCAAACGCGGCACCACCCACCCATGGCTCACCATTTGTAAAATGGAATGCAGCGCTGCCAATCTTGATCACTTTGGCGGTTTGTTCGTTGCGGTACTGATCTTCCTGGTTATCATTAGGAATAATCAAGCCTCCAGCCGTTCTGGTTTTTGGCATACGGATTTGCACCAATATGCGATTGCCAAGCGGTTTAATGGGGCATTCAACGACAGGGAATTTCTGTTCTAATTCGCTGGTGGTTGCGAGGGCGTGTAATGCAGTAGCTAAATTACTCATCGTCTGTATCTCCTGATTTTGTTATTAAACTTTCGGCAATTTCTATGCCTTCAATCGTGCCGACTAAATGCCTGTAAGCCGCGAAATCCTGGCATTGGCCGTTTTTCATGCGCATGAGGGCGCTGTGTTTTGCTAGTGCGAGTTCCGATAAAACCCGTGTGGCATCAATAACCATTATTTGCCTGTCTTATTGGACACGCCAACATTGCTCGTGGCACCACTGGACGCAGGCTTAGCTTTGCCCGTCATTGCCATTGTTTTGTGCTGGGGGATTGCCTTGATAGGGGATGTTGATTTGTTCTGCATTATTCTCTCCGGGGTTAGTGAATTGAGTGACAAGACCGCCTGCTGCGTAATTGTTGCCTTCGCCAATGCTATCGCCGTTCTTTAACCCGCCAACACTATGGCCGGTTTCAGCGCGCATCTCGGAAATCTCCAGCGCGGTTTCATTATCTTCGCGGTTTTTGATAAGCTCAGTTTGCGCCTTAAGAATGGCTGCGTCTTTATCCGCCTGCATCTGCTGTTGCTTAAGTGCATTGTCAGCCGCAATCTTCTCGGCTTCGGTTTGCAATTGCGCTTGTTTGATTTGTGTATCGGCAGCGGTTTTCTGTGCGTCAGCCTGAAGCTGGGCATGTTTGGTTTCGGTATCAGCCTGAATCTTGGCCTGCTGAACCTGTGCCTGCTGTTGCGCTGCTTGCGCCGCCACCTGTGACGGGTCTTGCGGGGGAGGCGGTGTAATGGATTGCACATATTTCAGCGCATTGGCGATCATAGGCAGCAGGCCCGTTAGCAGGCCCGGTGTCTGTTGCGGCACTGGCTGACCCGTCATTGGGTCAAGCGCTTCTGTCTGTTTGCCACCAAGCTGTTGCAACGCCAGCGGTGATGCTGCAGCGACGGCTTTACTCAGCGCTTCCGCAATCTCTGGCTCATCACCCATCAAGGATTTAATGTCATGGCCTGTGGCCTGTTCGATCAGGTCTTTGATCTCAGTGCCATAAGCAAACAGCATGTGATGCGTGATATGATCCACCATCGCCGCTGTTAGTTTTGGCATGATGGCAGGATTCTGGCCATATACCGGGGAGGACAAGAAGTCGGCATGAATCTGCAAATGCGCTAAATGATCCTGGTCTGGCAATACGAATGCCGGTGTCCCCATCGCCATCTTGATGTTTTCCGTTGCCGGGTTTTCATCAATCTGTTTAGGCGGCGGCGGCATCAATTCATCAATACCGGGAATCTTTGCCATTTCGAGCAGGCGCTTATTGATAGCGCGCAAGTCGAATAGCTGCGGATATTTCATGGCCTGCTGTTCGACCATTTGCATTTGGCCGTAACGCTGCGCCTCAGAGAAAATATTAGGATCGCTGATCGGCTGGACGTTCATCGGCCCTGTAAAATCAGAGCGAACCGCCGTTGGTTCATCGTCATCTTCATCGTCAAGCGCAGGGCCACCATTATGACCCATCGCAGCAGGCGATTCTTCCTCTGCCAAGTGTTGGCCGTTCAGGCGGTAAAGAATATCCAACGTGCGGCGCATCGACTCATGCAAGCGGGCATGAATTGAACTGTAAACCACCAGCCCTTGCTCAACACGGCTAAGCTCAGTGCCAACGGGTGTATTTGGGTTATCGTGCGATATGTTATCCATCGCCGTGCGCACAACGCCTTTAGCGGTTTCAACGATGATGCCGAGCAATTCGAGCAGCACGTTCGAAGGCGGATTAAACGGCAGTGGCATCGCAATCTTGCGGATGTCATCAATGCCGGGTTCAGCGTCGATTTCATGAATCTCGCACATATTGATGGAGGCTGATTGACCACCCATCTTTGCGCCTTTAAGTTTAAGCGCAGTCGGTGCGTTATTAATATGCGCCGAATCCATCAAGGCGCGCAAGGCACCCGTTGCCGCTGCGGATAAGCCGCCAATCAAATGCGACAGGCCGATAGGATAAGCACCGCGCCAAGGAATGAAGGGCCATTCAACAATCCATTCCAGCGCCGCCATCGTTGGATCATCTTCCGACCAATTACGGTAGATGGAAAGCACCCGATCCGTGGGTTCGTCAATGCTCAGGATATACGGCGCATATTTAAATTCGCCCGTGACTTTTTTGTCTTCTTCCAGTGTCAGCCAGCAACTAATTTCATAGACAGTACGCAAATCATCTTCGTCGTAGGCACTGGGTTCTTTGCCTTCGATTTTGTTGTTAGCGCGGGCTGGTGCGGTTTGATCCCAATCATCGGTGGAAAGCGAAACATCCACATCGATATACATGCCGGATTCAATGCGCTCCTCAAACTCCATGCGCGTCAAGCGTTGGCGGTGCGTCTTGCGTTGTGCCGATTGGAAATCAGCGGCATGAAACGGAACATAGATATCATCGAGTGGGATGAATTCAAACTTAGGACGGCGCAAGCGCTTAGCCCAATACATCTTGGAGTATTGAACGCCACCCATCGGCGTTTGCGTAAGAATCTGCTCTAGCGAAGGACGGAACTCTTTGATCTGCTTGGTAAGCTGATCATTCATGTAGCGCTTGATGCGATCTGCTTTACGCAGGGTTTCCTGTGTGTATTTGCCGTCAAGTTTGGTTTTAACCGGGCCACCTGGAGGACAAAGCTCTTTGATCGAACGGGCTGCGAAATCAACTGCAGCCTCGGCAATTAGTGGATGCACGACGCGGCTGGCACCTTCAAAATCAGCGCCGCCCGGTGCATCATCGCCTAAGCCAGAACGGCGAATAGCATCTGCATATTGTTCATCACGTTTCTTTCGCGCATCCTTATCGATGCGGATATGCTCAATATACTCAGTCGCTATTTTGTTTAGCGTGGCATCGTCAATTTTCAGCGCAAGGTTGCCATAGAATTCCATG